AAAAAAGAAGGGGAGCATAAGCTCCCCTTTTTACTTTCAATGAAAGATTTTACGCACCTTGAGATCCGTAGATACCTCTCCAGTTAGACCAGCCGAAGCTGTATCTTTCTCTAGCTTTGTATCTAAGGTTTCCAGTGGTGAACTCAGGTTCCATAGATGTTTCCATTGCTGTTCTTTGGAACATCTTAAGACCTTCGCCCTGCTCTGTAATATCAGTAAGCAAGAAGAAGGCATCAGGATCGTTGAGATAATGGTTAACTATATAACCACCAGGTAATACCCCAGTGTTTCTGATAGCGTTAACATCATTATCAGCGGTTCCTGATCTTAGAGGTGAGTTCAAAATTCTGTCAGCAACAAATACTAATTGTGGTGGCACAATTAATTTTGTAGCTTGTACAGAAATAGTAAGACCTCTGTCATCTTGGAAAGTTGATATATCAATCAATGCATCTTCCAATGAAGTTTCATTAAGGTCTGCCATTGTGACTGCTCTGTTAGCAGCTACTCCACCGCCTGCAAGCGGGTGAGAAGTGTTAATTAGAGAAACGCCATCTCCTCCAGTAAAGGAAGATGAGAAAGCATTGTTCAACACATCGGCACCTTTTACTTCTTTGGTATGAGCCATTGATTTAGCAAGTGCTGTTGTATATCTTCTACCCAAAGAATCATAAAGGTTATCTTCAATAGCTTCTTCAGTTAGAGAGAATGCTAATGCAATTGTTTCGTGGTTGTACCTTGAAACATAACTCTCTGAAGAGTTATCAAAGCTAACGCCTTGACCTTCGGTTTTACTTGGTGCTGCACCAAATCCTGTTACAAGAACTTCTTCTTCAAAAGCTCTTTGTGAATTTTCGACTGCAAAAATTTCCTCGTACTCTTTAGAGTATTGGTCATAAGATAAGCCGAAAATTGCGTTAAGACCTGGTTCTAGTTCTTTAGCTAATTGTGCTCTTGATATCGCCATTATGCTAACCCTCCTGAGCTAACGCCCATAATGTGATTTTGTATCACGCAAAGTACATTAGTATTTGCAGATGTTACATCATCGTTTTCAGGATCTTGAGAGATGTCAATAGCTTTTAGAGGTAATGTCGTGGTGGTTGCACCAGTTGTTACATCTAATTCTACATTAGATCTCCCACTGTAAACATCGCCTGTTGTTGCTTGATCGACAATGTCAAAGTTTCCAAACAAGTCTGCCACTGGGAAAGTGTCGTCTGCTTGTACTTCAAAAACAACATTTTTGTCGTCAATAACAAAAGCAATGATGTCACTGGCAGCAATGCTGCCTGGGTAATAGTTCTTATAGACCTGTTCGCCTGAAGTAGGATCAGTATACTGACAACCGTTAAAAACGCCAACAACTGGAACGGTGCTACCCGCAGCAGCTCTTTCGATGCCACCGCCAGTGACTTGTTTTACTAAGTCACCTTGGAAGATTTTACCACTCAAATTATTAGCAATTCTGTAACGGCTCTGTCCACCTGAATAAGGTGAACCGCCCATCATACGAACTGGCTTAAGACCAAATGCTGCGTCTTTATTCGCCATTTTTTATTTCTCCGTAAATTTAATTACTTAATTAGTTTTTTCCGAATCGTACTGAAGATTCTCTTTTGGAGTCATACTTAACATATCTTCTATCTCTGACTGAATCTTTATATAAAGTGTTGTCAAGAGCATCACTTCTTTCTGAGGTTTTACCCTCATAGTAAGATCTTCTCTCTTCGATAGTTTCTACGGGTATTTTCGCCAATAGTAATCCTTCATTATATACGACTCCAGCATGTCTACCTGACTCTAGTGCTGGAAGAGCAAACTCAGCTGGTAATTCTTCAGCTCTTACAAGCTCCCAACCTTCTCTTAGCCTATAGCTAACATTGTTTCTATCTTCCTGACCTAGAATACTCTCCCTAATCCAACGGTATTCATAACCAGCTGGAGGTGGAGGAGTCTCAAGTTTTCGTACTGGTCTCCATGGTTTTCTTCGAGTATTTTTATCGTGCATCTCGGAATCACGACCTGCTCTTAATGTATCTTTAGTGCCTGACATTTTATGCTCCTTTTTGTTGTGCCTTTAGTTTTTCTTTTGCGACTCTTTTTAGCCACTGATCCTCACTCATATTGTAAGGTTTCAAGCCACGAAGCCTTTCGATTTCAGACTTACTAAATGTCACACCGTTCTTTCTTCCTTGTGTTTGTTGTCGACTTCCAACGGAAGCGGAGGCAACTCTTTGCACAGCGGGTTTGTCCTCACTTTTTCCGACTACCCCACCTTGTTGTAGGTGTGGGTAAACTTTATAAACTCTACTATTAAGTTCATCGTAGTAATCGTCTGAATCAGGTTCAAAACCCTCATTCACCAAATTAAAATGCGTAAAATAAGCAAATTGTGTTGCTTGTGCATTTTGTGGATCAGACGAATCTCCGTACCACTTATTATTTTCATACCAACTCAAAGCCTCTTGCGTTGGCTCAACCACTTGTTGTTGTGGTTGTTGCTGGTATTGCACTTGCTGCTGTTGTTGTTGAGCAGGTTGTGCTTTAAGTTGTTCTTGTCTTTGTTTTGCTAAACGAATTTTTTCTTTCTGAATAGCAATATCACTTTTTAAAGAATCAGCCTTTGAAAGTAATTCAGCATCACTTGATTCAACTGCTCTTCTATACAGTTGATCAGCTTCTCTTTCTTTGCTTGCTAGGGATTCTTCTTCTTTAGCAAACAAATTAGTGTTTAGTTCAGCAGTTTTAGATGCTAGAGCTTGAACCTGTTGTTCTTTTTGTAATAACTGTTGTTCAAGCCAAGCAGCTCTTTCAGCTTCCTGCTTTATTCTATCATTTAATTTGTTTACTCGTTTTGAAACCGACTTAGTGTACTTTTCTAATTCATCTTCTTGAGATGCTTTAACACCTTCAGTGGTTTGATCTTCAATTTGAACATCAATATCGTCATCAATATTGATATTTTCGTTTTGTGTAACTTCCATATTATCCATATTATAAACTCACTATATCATCAGGATCTAGTATTGTAGCGATAACATCGTCATCATTTATGATTCTGACTTCTTCGCCCCCATCTAATTTGAAGCGTGCTCCAGCATAACGACCAATTAAAACCCATTGTTTTTCTTGGCACCACGGCTTCCCGTACTTCTCTTTATTATCATAACAAAGAGGTCCTTGCTTAACCACATAGGCAACAACTGTAGCTAACGCTTCTTTATCTACAGTTTCTTTGGTTAAGACTATACCGCCTTCTGTTACGCCTTTGCCCTTGTATGGCAATACCAACATTCTCCAACCAGTGGGTTGTGGCATTCTTTCCAAAAGTGTTTTGTCTAATAAGGTAGGATCTAATATTTTTTTAGATGCATCAATATACGCATCTTCTATTTTAGAAACTTCAACTTCTTTTTTTGCTGACTTCGTCATTTATTTTCCCCAAAATAATCTTTTAATTCGCTTTCGACATAGTATAAAGCAGTCAACTCGCCTTGCAAGTATTTATACTGATCCATGTCTTTAATCCCACCTGACATAAGGGTGTCTTTGATTTGCTCTCTCCGTTGCTCGATGCTTTTCTTTATTGCATCGGCTAAATCTATTTCACTCATTAATAAGTTATTTTAAAATCGTACCCTTTAGTTGCTGCTCCCTGTCCTCTAGCTTTTATAGTTTTAGGCTGTGCAGGTTTTGGGTAAGGTTTTACTTTACCAGCAACTGCTCCTCCTGTAACCATTTTTTTAACGCCAGCAGATTTTAAAGCAATAGCTACGGCTTGTTTTTGACCTTTGCCTTCGCCTTTTAGCTTTCTAATGTTTTTAGAAATAGTTTTTTGTGATTTACCTTTAAATAATGGCATGTTAACTCCTAAGTTTAGATTCTAATTCTAACAGTTTTAAATTAGCTTGTTGTTCCAACCTTGCGATTGCTACATCTAATTTATCGTCTGCAATATCTTTTTGAGACTGTATTCTTTGTTTTTGTATTTCAGTCTCTAATAATTTTTCTTGTATTCGCTGACCTTGTTTTTGTTCAAATTGCTGTTGATCAAGATCAAGCTCTTTATCTCTAAGCTCTAATTCTTTTGCACGAATAGCAACCAATGGATCTTCTTCGCCACCTTGACCAATAGACTGTAAAAATTCTGCGGTTAATTGTGCAAGGACAGGCGAGCTAAATTGCTCAAGAATCATTTGTATTTGTTGTTGTATTTGTTGTGCTTCCTGTGGAGATACTTGATTCATTTGTTGTTGTATCTCTGCAATTCTTTGATTTACTTCTTGAGGTATTTGCTCTTGTGATAGTTGCGATGCTAAGAATTGTAAATGTTGCATAACATGAGCAATAATTATGGCTTGTATTGCTGGATTTTGTTGTACTACACTTGTTAAAAATAAAGACCTATGTGCATCTATGTGTGCTTGATGGTTTTGTTGTGCAAACGCTGTTGCGGGCTGACCAAGCAAAAGAGTTGAGTTTTCTAAACCAGCATCAATCGGTTGTGGGGTTGGATCAGCAGGTGGCTGTATCAATGATTCAATATTATCTACGCCTAAAGCAGCATACATTCTTCTGTATGCTTCATAAACTCCATTGGGTCCATGCACTTGTGGATTTGATTGCACCATTTGCAATAATTCCTGAGCCATAGATATCCTTTGTGATTGCGAAAATATATTTGGATCCGAAACTGGTATTACATCGACACGGTCATCAAAATCTTCTCCTTTGATGGTTCGTGGTCCTGATCCTGTTTCAAATACATATTCGGGTGGCAAGTATTCTTGGAACACTTTTGCTAATAAACCAAACTCTAGTCTTTGTGAATAATGCAATCTTTTGTGAATCGCTGACATAACTTTGGTTCCTCTTTCTAGAAGAGCAACGGTTGTGCCTACTGGCATAGCTTGGTTAACATCGCCAATGTTCATGTCTGCGATAGCAGCAAATCTTTTACCTGAATCCACTAATAAACCAAGCAAACTATATAAAACTTGGCTTGGCTCTTTTATTGGAAGCGGTATTAAATTTTCTCTTAAAGAACCGCCTGTTGTATCAATGTCACGAAATTCACCAGGCTGTAAGGGAGATGCCTCATCCCGTATTCTCATCCCCCTAGCCTTAAATCCTGCTGGTAAGTTTGCTAAAGTTCCTGCATCTATCAACTGTCTCAAAATAGAAGTAGATGCTTTTGCTAATCCGCCTATCATGTGAGATAAGCCTAGACCGTAAAAGCCAAGACCTGGTAAAAACTTATACTGAACAAAATAATTAATCTTGTTCTTCATTGGATCTTGTGGGTTATAGTTTCTACGAATTGCTAAAACTTTTTCTGATTGTTCATCAATAGTAACAATGTAAGGTAATTTTAATCCTGTAGATTCACCGTTTTCATCTTTATCCTCAAAACCCTCAAGATCAAGGATGGTGTGCACTTCATAAATAGTTCTATTCCTATGCTCGGTATAAGACGGATGTATTCCTTGAATATCGTCTACTTCATCATTTACTTCGTTTCTGTCGGCTAAATAACTATTTTCAGGAATATCAATATCAGCATAAAAACCGCTGAGTTGTTGTTTTTTGACTTCATTCATTGACATGCTAATAGCATGAGTAATTCTTTCGGCTGAGAATAAATCGGTTGCTTCGTAAGGAACAATTAAATCTTGCGGTGGAATAAATTTTGCAACGGCTCTGTTTAAAACAAAATCAAAATAAATTTTCTTAAAAGAAGATCCTGCAAGCGGTAAATAAAACAAAAGCTGATCCAATTCAGGATCGTATTCTTTCATAATGTTCATAATGTAAAAATTCATGAACTCTTTTACTCTATCTGCTTGACTTTCTACTTCAGCAGTTCTTTGACCTATGATTTGTGTTTTGACTGGTCCTTGAGCTGGTAACATTTCTTTATAGCTTTGTGCTTGGAATTGAGTTACTGCTTCGGCTAGTATTGGGTGAATAACGCCACTAGAACCTTCAAATGGTTCTGATCTTTGTTCATCAAACTTCATGCCTAGATATTTCAATCCGTCAACATAAGTTTTTTCCCAATCACCTCTTGATTGTTTGTCTGATTCAATAGATTGCAATAAATCACTAGAAAGACTTTCTAGTGCATCGTCACTAACAAAATCTACTAAGTTAGCATTAAAATCAGGTTCAGGTTCTACTTCTTCAATTTCATCATCAATAAGAAGTTCTTCTTCATTAATAAGAATTTGAGCAGCATCTTCTATTTCTTCTTGTCTAGTTTTTTCTACGGGTACGGTTACCTCTGTAGAAAGGTTTTTAAGGTTTGGATCCGTGTAATCTCTTTTTTCAACAGCCATATTATGTTTCCACTTTATCATCGGTTATAGGACCACCACTTACCCAAGCATTGCAAGTTCTTTTGCTTGCACACTTGAATTTAAGGAATTGACAATAGCCGAGATCTCCCGCCTCAATGACATCCCAAGGATCATCTAATCCTTCGGTTCCTATTCCCTCTGATATACATTCTAATATTTTTGTGGTCTGATTAAAAGCTGCACAATTTAAACAGCGTGAACCTTTGGTTCTTTCCATTGAAGTATTCCATAAATCGGCTTTATCTTGCCAAAACTCAGGATCTACTTTGTACGGGTTTAGAGGTCCATAACCATATTCTTCTATGGCTTCTTGTCTGTTTTCTAAATTTATGTCAATATCTTGTGTAGCAATTGGGCAACCGTTCTGCATTTGATCGACAGGTATGCCTTCGTCACCATGCCGTTCTTTGCTATCATTGATGATAGTAATATGTATAACAGTTTGTTTTTCCATTAATAGTAAACAGTCCTATTTTTTCTTAGTAATTGTACCTCATCTTCGTAATCTTCGTATAAAGATACGAAGCCACCCTGCCTAAAACGCATCAAAGCCATGGTTGCACTATCGGCTAAGTCATCGTTATCTCCGTATGGGAAACTAGCCATTTCTTCTATAACTTCATCGGCAAACTGTCTATCGGGTGCCCAAACCATTCCTGATTCAAATATCGGTGCAACCGAGTTCATTCTTGCAATTTTATCTTGACCTCTTGATGGCGAGTATTCAGATATGGGTATACCCATTCTTCTAAGCTCATGAGCAAGCGGTGTTCCTGTTGCTTTTGCTTCAATTAAAACACAATCGGGATTCCAATATTTGTACTCTTCCATAGCTATTTTCTTTAAATCAGGAAAATCGACACGGAACTTTTTAGCATCTAAAAGAATGATTTGTTCAGCAGAACCTTCTTCGGGTTCAAATATAGCCCATGTGGTAATTGCAGAATAGTCAGCGGTTTCTTTTTTAGAATAAGCCGTATCCATTGACATAATTACATAAGAGTAGGGTGGAATATCTTCATCTTCCCAACGGTTCCACCATTCTCTTTTGATAATAGATCCCTCTTCAGCGGTTGGGTTTTGCATCCACTGAGCATTCCATTTGCTGATTGGTAGAGACGCTTTCACCGACAAAAGCTCTTCTTTCTTCCAGAACTCAGGCCAGAGCGGAGTATCAGATTCGGGCATAATGGCGGGGAACTCGACAACCTCCCACTGGTCAGCGTGATCGTCGCCCTGCTTCTTGAGAACCTTCCCTACAAGGTCTTTCGTTGACCATCGAGTCATTACAATGATGATCGTTCCGCCCGGCTGTAAACGCTGCCGTGGCCCTGACGTGTACCACTCGTAAGCCGACTCCATTGCCGTAGGCGATAGCGCGTCTTGCTCTGAGTGCGGATCGTCAATGATCAAAAGGTCAGCGCCGCGACCCGTGATAGCACCGCCAACACCTGCGTAGAACGATTCACCTTCTTGGTTTGTTGTCCAACGGCCAGCAGACTTGTTGTCCGCCTGCAATTGTAGGTCTGGAAATATTTGAGAGTAATCATCCGAGTCGATGATATTTCTGACTTTTCTGCCGAATCTAACCGCCAGCTCAGCCGTGTGCGTGGTTTGAATGATCTTGAGATCACCCTTGCGCCCCATCATCCAAGCAGGAAAGTAAGTACTCGCAAACTCAGACTTAGAGTGTCGAGGAGGCAAGCAGACGATCAACCGCTTCAGCTTGCCTTGTGCAATCTTGTTGAACTTGTCGCCAATAATCTTGTGATGACGGCCCAATATACACTCAGGCCACATATGCTTGACGAACTCAATGAAGTCACCCTGACACTTGTCCTGCTTTTCCATTTGGTCATAACGGGACAGAAGCGCCAAGGCTTCGTTTTGATCCTGCTCGCTCAGGATCTCAAAGTCTTTCAGCGAGAGTTCAGACATTTTCCCAAGCTTCCCCTTGGAACAAAAGCGCCTCTGCTTCACGCCTTCGGATCAAACCGTCTAATACTTTGCCGCCAGCTTTATTCCATCTACGGATCTGGTGTGGCACGTCCGCCATGTCACCTTCATTCAAACGCTTCAGTAGCGTGGAGGATTTTAGGTTGGTTGGGCCAAGGTTGTATGTCCAAGCCACTAGCGCGTCAAACTGACTTTGCGTCAGCTCTGCATCAACCAGCTCGTTGACGTAACCCTCAAACTCTTGCAGATCATCAACGAGCATGTCATCAGCGTCTTTCTGGGTGCAGGAATCGCCATCACTGACACCTCGGGTATGACCATAACCAATCGTCCAGACGTTAGCTGAGCACTGATATGCTTTCAGTTCGCAGCCCTCGAACTTTTTAATCAGGGATATCCCCTCCTCGCTGGTCACTCTCATCTTCGAGTTCCTCGTCCAAATTTTTGTAATATTGTACAATAGTGAGCACTTGGCGGATATATCTTTTAACTTCCGCCATGTTCGTTGATAGGTTCTCATAACCCTTTGTCGATAAGCCATAGTAAGCGTTCGTCGGGGCGTTACCCTCTTCAAGATCATCAAGATATTCCTGCATCGTCTGAGGCGTAAGAACCTTCCATTCGACAGGCAGTGTGGATATGGCGTTTGGCAGTGCAGGGTGGTAGACGGCTGCTGGCTTGATGACCGTGACAACCTCGACAGGCTTGGTTTCAGGGATGTATGGCTCTCGACCTAGCAGTCCACAACCACTAAGAAGCAGGATCGGTAATAGTTTCCAGATCACTTAAAACCCCCTTAGTGCCACGGTTGATGATGTTTTCAATCAGACCCGGTTTGCGTAGCGACAGCACATTCATATCGTGCTTTGCGAACTTTTTTCTAATCGACTCCACCTCTTGCTGAGCCTGTGCGTTAGCAGCCTGAAGCTCGTTGACTCGATCCAATATACGCTGCTGGCGCTCTTCCGCCTCAGTGAGTTGGTTGTTCAAGTTGGATATGCTGTTTTCTAGGACTAATTCGTTTTCGGCGGCAACGCGAAGCTTGGTAGCCATTGCCTCTTTCTCAGCCTCAGTCTTGTCCGCATACATCTTGAAAGCCCCGCCCGTAAGAACCAAGGCCACGCCCAGAACACCCGCTACCTGCCACATGCTATTTCCTATTCGACCATGCTTGTGCGCCAAAGAACGCTGCCAGTATACCCGCGACAGATACAAAGTAGACCGCTGCCATATCACCTAGAATCGTTGCTGCTTGCACCAGCCCGAAAAGCTCCGATGCCACAACCAAGCTGGGGTAGAGCAACATGCCCCACAAGGCAAACCATGACATAGCCCTTTGTGCATCAGCACGTTCATGTTGTAGCTGTAGCTCTTGCAGTTCTTTACTGGTGTTTAACTCTTCGTCGGTAACAACACCGTCGCCATCCGCATCGTATTCGGCGTATTCGCTACCTTCCTCTAGCCGTTTTGCACTCATAAGGAATCACCGTTTCGTATGTAGATAATTTCAAAAGCTGCGGAAATGTCGAAAGTGACAGAATTAGATGAAGATA